AAGATTTAGAACGTAAGGTTCGTCTTGCTACAATCTTAGGGACTATTCAGTCTACGTATACTAAGTTCCCTTACCTTCGTAAGATCTGGCAGAAGAACACAGAAGAAGAACGTCTGTTGGGTGTAAGTCTTACAGGTATTATGGACAACCCTCTCATGACCACAAAGAATGCGGGTCTGGATAAAACATTGGAGCACCTACGTAATGTTGCTGTTACTACTAATGCTGAATGGGCTGAACGCCTTGGTATCCCTGTTTCTGCTGCTATCACTTGTGTCAAGCCCAGTGGCACTGTCTCCCAGCTTGTCGATAGTGCTAGCGGTATTCATGCCCGTCACTCTCATTATTACATTAGGACTGTTCGTGGTGACAATAAAGATCCTCTAACACAGTTCATGAAGGATCAGGGTATTCCATCTGAGCCATGTGTCAGGAAACCAGATACAACTACAGTCTTCTCATTCCCTATGAAGTCTCCTGATAATGCTGTAGTAACTGAAGACCTGTCAGCTATTGATCAGCTAAAGATGTGGTTGGCTTATCAACGTAACTGGTGTGAACACAAACCATCTGTAACTATCAACGTCAAGTCTAACGAATGGTTCGAGGTAGGTTCATTTGTGTATGAACACTTCGATGAAATGTCAGGTGTATCCTTCATGCCCTATAACGAACACACCTATCAGCAACCACCCTATCAGGATTGTAGTAAGACTGACTACGAAACTTTACTAGCTGTCATGCCTTCTGCTATTGACTGGTCTAAACTATCAGGCTATGAGCAAGAGGATAACACTTCTGGTAGTCAGACACTTGCTTGCTCTGGTGACTCATGCGAAATCGTAGACCTAACGTAGGTAAAGTTCCATCACCCTGCATTTTAGTGTGTCGTATTGAACACGGTTATTGTGCAGGGTGTAAACGAACCATTGACGAGATACGAGAGTGGAGTATAATGAGTGAATACGAACAAACAAAATTAAAACATGAGTTAATATGGAGACAACAGAATGTGGGTAGTAATAAGCCGAAACCAATGTAACTTTTGTGATGATGCTAAAGCTTTATTAAAAGGCTCTGGTAAACAATACGTAGAATATAATATTCAAAGTGGTAGTAGTAAATGGTTATTGAATCTTTTAAAACTATCTGGTATACAAACAGTACCACAGATATTTGATAGTGAGGGAAAACATATTGGTGGCTATACAGAACTGAAACAATTTTTAAATCCACAATAAAGGAGTACACAATGACAGTACGTAAGCAATTTAGCCGAGCACTTTATGATGCATATGATGCACCAGCAAAAGATAAACTAGTAGTATATCTAGAAAGTGTAGGGCATGAAATTAAAAACACAGAGGAGAATTACTTTGTAGATGTAGTCTCTACAAAGAAAGACTATACATACTTTAATGAGGCAGAGGTCAAGGTTGCATGGAGTGGTGACTGGCCTACACACTGGGAAGACATACGTATCCCTGCACGTAAGGGACGGTTGTTGGAAAAGTACGAAGGCGAGAATGGTGTACTAAACTTTTACATTTTTCGTAAAGATCTCAAGCAAGCATGGCGCATTAAAGATACTAGCCTAACAGATGACAGATTACGTGAAGCATTCGGACGTAACATCATGAAGGGTGAACAGTTCTATCACATACCTTACACAGAAGCGGAGTTAATTATTATAGGAGAAGCAGCATGAACACTACTACTAAACGATTAACAAGATTAGAACGTGGACTAGGTAAATACGATGCACCTTTACGTATGCAGTACGATAAAGGATACGCAGATTTTAATAAGGGACGTGTAGGCAATCCCTTTGCAGAAGACACGATGCAGTATCGTGAATGGGAACGAGGGTTCAACGATGCCTACTACGAGCAATTAAAGAGGGTACAACAGTATGACATTAGAGGAAGAGGCTAAACAGTACATGGAACAGAAGTACGAAAACCTAAACTTCAGATCATACCAAGACATGGCAGCTGAGACTGCTATATATAAATCCGAACATCAGGTAATATATCCTGCACTAGGACTGGCAGCAGAGGCAGGTGAGGTAGCCAACAAAGTAAAGAAGATCTTACGTGATGGTAAGTTTGATAGGAATGCTATTGCAGATGAAGTGGGGGACTGTCTGTGGTACATTGCTGCACTATGTCGGGACTTAAATGTTGACTTGAAGGAACTTGCAACAAACAATTTACGTAAATTGCATGATCGTAAAGTCAGGGGAGTCATTCAAGGTAGTGGTGATAGTAGGTAAAAAAATAGGGGGCTGTGATGGCCCCCTTATTTGTATGCTTTTTTGTATGAATCACCAATGGCTTTCAGTCGTTGTAAGTCTTTAGTGCTTAAAGGATCTGGTGTTCTACCGTACCGATCTACGAAGTCAGTACCTGCTTGCTTACGATACTCTGGCGTTAAACGACGATAGCTAATCATTGCCCTTGTATAATCATCGCCCTGCGTAATACTGCCTTCACTGACTTTAGTTTTTATTTTATTTATTTGTTCAGTTATAAACGGTTTAATATTATTATTCACAAACTCTTGTTCTGTATATTCAGACTTCAATGTTTCTGGTTTATCTTTGTAGATTTCACGTAAACGTTTCTCACGTTTCTTTGCAACATCTACTACAGTAGGAACGTACTCACGAAGCAATGCATTTTCAAATCTACGAATAGATGGTACATTACTACGACTACCTAACAGATAATCTTGAAAGCCAAGGTTACGTAGATATTCACCTTCTTCTGAATCCTTAGTGCTAAGGTTAAGACCTAAGAATACACGAGACAGTGGTGACACACGTTCCTTTGATTCAGCAAACAGAAACTCACGTGAAGGTGCAGCAGCTTCTTCCTCTGCACTCACACCAAATCCACGTTGTTTGAACGGACGTGACAGTTCATTCATAAGTGTTGTTTCAAAGTCTAGTGTAGGATCACTAGCCATGTCTTTATACTCAGTGCCACGATGTCCTGTAGCACGTTCAGCTTCTACCACCTGTGCAAATGGCACTAGCCACGTAGACAGATAGTTACCTAGTGGTCTACCAAGTGCACGACCAGCAGTTTCACCCACACTTAAGTCCTCACCACTAGCAATGCTAGTGATTTCTTCTAGAATAGAATTACCAACTCCAGTACGAACATTTGTACCAACAAACAATTCAACAAACTCTTGTGAGTTAAACCAGTCATCAAACGTACCGTCCATTAATCGCTTGGTTGCTTCACCAAGATACATAAACTGTGGTAATGGGTACAGTGCAGTACTGTCCATCTGTGTATCATCACTGATGCTAATCTGATTATACTCAGCAGGTGCTTCATCAGATGTACGGTACATGTAAGCTGCACCTATAGCAGCCATGCCCTGTAAGTTACGTGATATACGTTGACGATCTTTAGCAGTCAGTGGACCACCGCCAACCTTTCCCAACGTCACAAGGGATGTCAGCTTACGTGTTAATGGAATGGATGCACCAGCAGTATACTGACCCATTAGTTCCATACTATTAAACATAAACCGTGGGAAAGGTGCAACAACAGTAAGGTGATTACGTACAATAAAGTTAGATGTCTCTCTAAAAAAATCTACATCAGGCTGTTTAGCATAGGTAACGTCTAGTGCTTTAGTAACAGAATCATCTACAAGATTAATGAAACTACGTTTACCTTCTGGCTTAACTGTAGATGCATCATTGATAAGATCACGAAGCTTACCCTGTTGTAGTAAATCAATTAGATCAGCGCCATATTCATTGCGTACTTGTCGTTGCAGTTCAGCAAAGAATTGACCACGACGTATCAAGTATTCCTGCCAACGGTTAGGTGTGTTAATTACATCAACAGCATTTTCCATAGTGGTAAGTATAGAATCAGTGATACCACCCTCACCACGACCCATACCTTTCTGGATCTCGTTGATGTTGTTATACATCCTATCTAGTTGTTTAGCAAATTCAGGTTGTTCCAAAATAAAATCAGAATAACCTTTAGCTATGTCAGGACGTGAGAACATATAACTCATATGCCTAAAGCTATCACGCCAGTTCTGTCCAGATATAAGTTGACCAGCACCCTTTAACATAGCAGTGTCCATGACATTGCCTAAACCTTCAAGAGGTGCACGAATAGCAGCAGAGGAAAGGTTACGTGCAGCAGTAGCAATTTGTGATACTAACCCACCACGACGAATACCTTCAATACGCTGCGCAGCTTTACGTATATTACCCTGAGCTTCTAACAGCTTCTTTTGATCAGCATCTAGCTTCTCTGTTAGTGGCCGTGCACGTTTAATCTGCGACAACTTGTTCAGCATCTTACCCGCTTCAGAACCAGATCCTACTACAGTAAGAACATAATCTTCAAACGATAAACCGTATTTGTTTAGATCATCAATCAACGCCTGACCATCTAGTTCCTTGTTAACTGTAAGTTCAAACAGATTATCAATGACAGACTTTTTGTCATTCCATGCAGTTGGATTACGTTTCTTTAGATCACTAGCAATAGCTACAATACCATCAAACTTTTCTGGCTTTAGTAGTGGTTGAAACAATGTGTCGTCACCAGCAGCTAACTCTCTAAAGATTGGAGCAACTTCATCACCCATAGCATCAATAGCTGTATCTTTACCTGCTTGTTTAGCCAGTTCAGGATCAAGTACTTTACGACCATTAACTTCGACAGATACAGTCTTACCTGTTCTCTCTTCAAACTCTATGATTAACTGTTCAGATATATCTTTATTCTGTTCAGCAGCCTTACGTGCAGTCTGACGTGCTTCTTCTTGTGCTTCTAGTGTAGCTAGTTCAGCACTTTCAAAAGAGTTACGTCGTGCAGTTTCAAGTGCTTTCTTATCGAGAGGTATTTGTTTGGCTAGTCCAGCAGCATCTTTAGTTGCTGTACGACGTACAACATCAGCAGCACCAACTATGTTACCTAGTGCAGGTACAGTCTCTGAAAACTCCAGACCAGCACCTGCCATATTCATGATGCGATCAGTTAATTCACGTTCATCTTTAGCCTTGCCAGATCTGCCACCAGCTACTGCCACATCTACAAAGTCGTATAGATAGCTACCGACCTGTTGTCCTTTAGCTTTCTTTAAAAAACTTTCTATTTGATCGCCAGTATACGCTGTTACATTCTGTACTATGTCAGCAAAACCAAATAATAATTTAGTACCAGTACCACTTGAACCAGCAGCAGTCATAATTGATCTTGATATAGGATCAATACCTGTCATACTTTTACTTTGTTCTTCTATTATCTGGCCCATACCTGCGGCGATCTGTTCATAGTCTTCATCTGTTAAGTCAGGACGTTCAGCAGCCACACGTTCAACACGTGTCATACGATCTGTCTGTTCTAATGCACCACTCTCTAGTGCACCATCAGGTACAGGCAACATACGTTTAACATAGTAATCTACGTAACGATCATCATCTTCAAATGGAGATAATTCATCTGCTACTTCAGGTTCACTGGTATCAGGAATGTCTTCTTCATATGCTGGTGCAGCAGTCATACTATCAAAGAACGCATCAACAGATACAGAAGAAGTGGGTACAGGTTTATCCTGCCCCACTGTAGGTTGTTCTGGTTGTTGTTGTGTGACTACACCATCATCTTCAAAGAATGCATCGAAATTATCCACGGTTATTCTCCAACAAATGGCAGTCCTGTCTCAGGGTCAGGTACACCCGTATAGATCACAAGACGTGTGCCACCTTGTGCTGTAGTAACTTGGATAACATCGCCAACTTTGTATGCACCTGATTCTAGGTTAGTTTTAAACGTATCTTTATCCACTGTGTCTTTCAAGTAGCTAGTCTTCAGTTCTGCATCCATACCCATAGCAACTTGTCTACGTCCATATTGCAGTAATCCTCTACGAGCATCATCACGAATAGTCTTAATGTTATCTGCCATAGTTGGATCTTGCAACGCACCATACGTACCATTAAGGTAATTAGCAGTATCTAATTCAGCAGAATAGTATGCACCCTCACGTCCTTCAAGTTCACCTTCAATGTTACCCTCAAGGTCAGTCTTAAAACCAACGGAGTTTAGTTTAGTTTTACGTGCAGCAGTAGTCGCAGATGCAATAGTACCATAAGTAAAGGAAGGTGTATTACCCCCTGTTTCTTCTCGTTCATTATCTTTCATGCGTTTAAGATCTGCAAGCAATTGGTTCTCTTCTAGTTCAAGAGCTTTCAGTTTTTCGGGATTAGATGTACGTACCTTTTGCTGAGAGATCTTTGCAAGACGTGCACTAAATGTAGTCTCATACTCATTGGGAGAAGCGTACAACTGTGTAAACATTTCTTGGTTAAGGCCAAAACCACCACCTGTTTTTTCTATTGTACCTGTAGTAAGTGGTGTCTGCATTACACGTTCTTCACCTGTAAGTGTTTCATCAATAATCTTCTGATCATCGACATCCATGTTTCCACTTACACTAGGCAACGTCCATAGTGCATTAACATCCATCTTACCAAGGGCTTTCTCTCCAGTAGAGATAGCAAACTTAGTTGCACCTTTACCCTTCTTCATGATCTCGCCAATGATCTCGTCATTGTAACCAAGCATAGAAAGCATACCAGATGTCTCTTCAACATATGCTTTTTCTTTTTCACGAGATGCAGCACGTGCAGCACGTTGACGCATTGCAAGCTGACGTTCTTCCTCTAAACGTTTTTCTAGACGTGCCTCTTCATCTTCAATACGTTCAGTAAGCTTAGACGAGAAACCACCAATAAATCCACCAAGATTAAATGCCATTATGATCTCCTCGCCATTAGACCACTTTTAGGTGTGGTCATTTCTTCTTCGCCTACTAGTTCTTCAAGTGACATTTCTTTTTCAGCGGGTTCACTACGTTTGTCTTTAGCTTTCTTTAATGCCAAAGCAATCTTACTTTCACTGATTTTGTCACTGTCTACACGTTTCTCAGTACCCATACTGTATTCAATGCCAGCGTCATCCGCAATGAATGCAATCATTTCTATGATCACAGGCATTACAAGCATACCCACATCAATTGTGTGTAGCCCCTGCATGACACCACCAATCTGTAGACTGTTAGCAATTGTAGTTACAGGCACACCCATTTCAAGTACGTCAAGTAATTGGTCTTGTGCATCTTCGTCTGTTAAACGAGGAATGTAATGTTCAATGGCTTGTTCTACAGTACTGTAACGTGGCGGTTGTTGCCACGGCCTATTACCCACTTCTGTTGTAAGTGATTGCCCAGCAATAGGAGCATCAAAACTAATCTCAGGTGTCTTTGCCATTGTTTAACTTTCTACGTTGTTCACGAATCTGTGATACATAACGAGATACACGCATCAATGCATCATCCTTACGTTCCATACTCTTGTCACGTACATCACGTTTAGGTGCAAGTAGACCCTTACGTTCTGATTTCTTATCTATGATTTCTTCTGTAACTGGAAGATTCATGTAGGTACGTTTAGCTTGATTATACATTATATTACCTTACCCAAATACAAACTTCTTAGCGATGTCTGATGTAAGAACAGTTGCAATCAAACCACCAAATGCTGCAGAAGATTGATAGTCATTACGCATTTGTTCAATGTTTGCATTACTGTCTGCACGTAGCTGTTCAATAGCTAGATTAACAGTACGTTCACGTTCATTCTCGGCAGATGTCCATGCCCATTCCATACTGTCAGAATAATATTGCCACAGATTATTATATGCAGTATTAGAAATATCTAGGAGTGCACTTGCATTCAATTCATTGGCACGGTTAACAGCAGCAGTATCTGCCGTAGCAACTTCTCTACGCCACTGTGCGTTAGCCTGATCAATTACCAAACGGTTCTGCGCATTAAACTGATCACGTTGATTATTAATCTCAGCATTAAAACGTTCAACTGTATTTATCTGACCAGCATTAAACTGTGCTTGAGCATTTGCTTGTGACGCATTAAACTGTGATGTCTGACTTGCAAGATTAGAAAAGAATTGTGTGACTTGATTTTCAGATGTAGCATTAAACTGACGAGCAGCATTCTCTGCAGCTTGGTCTGTAAACAATGACTGAATACGTTCTTGTGCCTTAAACAGTTCTGTCTGTTGAGCATTAGTTAGATTAGTCATGTCCATGTTCAAGAACGATTGAGCATTTTGTACAGCAGCTTGTTGGCGGTTATTTAAGTTAGCCATGTCTAACTGTGCAAGAGCAGCTACCTCACCCATAACAACAGCTTGACGATTGCTTAGGTTCTCAAGGTTCATTGTGTTAGCAATACGACTATTTTCAAGGGCTATTTGCTGTTCAGCAGTAAAGTTCATGTTAGCAACATCACTAACTTTAGCTGCGTTAGCTACACGTGCCTGAAACTCTTGATCAAACTCTTGTCCTAAGAACGTTGCACGTTGTTGTGCTGCAAGCATAGCACGTTGTTGTTTATTTGACAAGTTCTGTTGTTCAAATTGTGCTAACGTTGCTGCATCTGCCTGAGCAATAGGTAATGCAGATTCCATTGCGGCCTGAATAATAGCTTGACCTGCCATGCTCGACGCACCCAAACCACGTGCAGCCATCTGTGCAGCAGCATTACGCATAGCACCAGCCGCCCATGTAGGTGTAGCACCACCAGCAAAGTCTTGCATAAGACTATCTAGCTGACCCTGTACCATAGCCTGTTTAGTTGGGGTAGCTGTAGCTGCCTGTACTTGTTCAGTAAACTGTGCAGCTGTCTGAGCATTAGCAGCACCACTTACAAGCTCACCAGATTGAATCTGTCTCTGTACAGGATTAGTCATCATAATACCTGCACCTTGAGCAGCTTGCATTCCAGATACCATAGACTGGTTTTCTGTTTGTGCTTGCACCTGTGCTTGTTGTGACACTTGACCTTTTTGAGCCTGTGTTTGATCAGTTACTTGCTGTACCGCTTGCTGTGATGTAGCAGCTTGTGTAATAGCTGCAGATGTAGGCTGCTGCATACCTGCCATTGCTGTACCAGCCATCGCTGTAGGAACAGCTACTTGTCCAGTAACCTGTCCAGATGTAGGCGCAACAAACTGATCTTGTGTAAGCTGTGTACCAACAGGAACAACAGTACTACCAGTTGGTAATCCTGGGTTAATAGCTTGAGTAGCACTTACATCTGTAAGCATCAAACCTGACATATCTTGTTGTTGTGGAATATACTGTTGTTGTAGTGCACGAGGATCAGTTTGTGTAGTTGTTGCACCACCATCTGCATACTTCTTAACTACACCACCTTTAGCCATTTGCATGGCTTTATTAAAGTAACCATCCATGACTTTCTTTTTATCTGGATTACTATTTAAGTATTGATCAAAGCCATTCATATCGCCTTGATACCCAAGAGTACCTGCAATACGCTTTAATGAATCTGGTTTGAATCCTTGAAACTGCATTGTGTTATTTTCCTATTACCACTTACCTTGATTTCTACCAATGAGCCAGAGTATTCCTCCGACAAGGCCAAGTCCTGATGCACCAGCTAATATTCCAACAACCCATTCTATGATTGTTTCTTGTATTTCTTGCCTACGGTACAATTCTTCTTTACGTTGTTTACGCATCTGTGCTTCTATATGAAGTACTTCTTCCCAAGCCGATGGTCCATAATTCCAACTAATAAAATCTTTAATCTCTTTGCGCATCTTTTCCATCTTCTTGCGTTGTGCAAAGACTTCAAGTGCTGTCTCTTGGTCTGATCCTTTAAAGGTATACCAAGGTGGGTTAATCTTTTTATCAGCAGCATAACTAAAATCAGAGAATGCTTTACCCCACTGAGCAAGTTGACCAGACATGTCCTGTATGTCACGACCAACAGATATACCGTGCTTAATGGCGTTAAATGCTGACGTAGCTAGACCTACTGCTGTAACTGGATCAATCATTTTGTTGACTGACCCACCAGACACCACCAGTAAGCTGTATAGTTATTGCTGAAACTAATGCCATTGGTAGATTAAGGTCTTCCATTACTTAGTATTCCTACTTTCAGCCATCTTCTCTACTAGATCACGAATAGCTTTAATGTTTTCATCTATACGAGCTACAGCTACAGCTTGTGTCTGTACCGTTTTCTCAAGAGTCTCTATACGTGTCTCATGCTTAGTAAGATCACGAGTGTTTGTTCTAATGGCAGAGTCAAGAGTTGACACATACCAAACCAATGCAATTGTTTGCATTAAAATACCAATAATAAAACTAATAGGTACAGATTTAGATAAGTGCCAACTTGTATCAGTATTCATTATACTACTGCTCCGTAGATTGTACCAATATTGTTTAAAAATCCAATAGCTGTTCCAGAGATAGCTGCACCCCCTGCGCCACCACGTCTAGCGGCACGGTCAAGCATAGCCTCTAATTCATCTGATGTCAAGTTTACGCTCATGATGGCACCGTGAATGTATGTGTTCCTGTAGCTGTGTAGATATAGTCTGTGCCATTTACAGTAAGTTTACAGTAGCCGTTAGCACCTGCACGACCATCAGTACCAGGATCAGGACTAATGTTTGTGCCAGCTACACCAATGTAGATAGAGACGGTTTGACCAGGGGTGACCAAGACGGTTCCTGTGGATGGCATACCTACATAGCGAGTTAGGTACGTACTAGAGTTCCAAGCATACACATTGTAGGCGGTTCCATTAGTACCACCAGCAAAGCCACCCTCACCACCGTTTCTGGCAGAGAATGGGTTAGCACCACCACCGCCGCCACCTGCGCCATAGCTTGTGGATGGGGCTGGATAGCCAGCCGTTTGGTTACTACTGTCTGAGTTTGCGCCACCTGCACCACCAGAGCCGTAGTATGAGTTAGAGCCAGCACCCCAGCCCGTCTGAATACCACCACGACCACCACGGCCACCCGGTGATGTAATAGTGGTAGAAGATCCACCCGCAGGTGTGTAAGTTAGAGTACTTGCTTGACCATCAGTACCGTTGTTTGCAGTAGTCCACCCTGAACCGCCGCCACCACCAGCACCAATAATCTCATAGGTCATGTAGACACCTTTGGTAGCACCACGAAAGCTACCCATGTTAATCAAACCACTTGTGGGTACGTTTGTGTTATTTGCAGTTGTGTAAGGGCCATTACGATAATATTCAGATAAGCTAATGAATCCTGTACCACCGAACTCATTCTCCAGTGTCTGAAACGAAAAAGATCCTGTGGATGGTATAGTCATTCGTTAAATACCTGTATCAAAAGCTGTAATATCACCACGAACGTTTAGGTTACCAGAAGAATCTAATTTAAATAACTTGGTTGCACCGTAGTAAATGTTTAACTCGTTAGACGCACCTACTTCAAACTTCCAATTTGAAGCCCCTGCTGACATAATAATATCGTTGCCTACATTCATATTATTATTTGCAGTAACATTATTATTTGCAGTAATGTCAGCTTCTGCATAAATGTCATTATCTGTTGGTACACCAGTAACGGAACCTACATATAAACCATTTTGCACCGCCATGCCACTAGAGGTTAGACGCATTTCTTCTGTAGTACCTGCACTAAATTTAAGCGTACTTGCAGTAGCTATGTCAATAGCACCTCTTTGGACACCATCGTCCTTGAAATAAATCACACCGCCGCCAGCGTCTAAAGTGATACTACTACTTGCATCAACCGTAAAGGTAGAAGACCTAAGAGTGAGCGCTTCTGCCGCACCTGTACCTATAGATTGTATTGTGGCACCTGATGATGTCAGGTCAATATCTACACCAAGAATGGGATCTCCCATATCTGCGTCATTCCATACACGGAAAGTACCACCACCTGTACCAGTAAATGGAACATTATAAATGTACCCACTGCTGTTGCCTATGATCCGTCCGGGGTAAATACTACCAGCATAAAAAGTATCACTTCCAACAGACCACCTGTCATTGGTTTCATCCCAGATAAATGATTTGTTAGCAAGAGTACCACGTTCAATCTCAATACCACCATTCTCTGTTGGGGAAGAGCCTGTGTAGTTACTATTAAGAAGAATCAGATTGTCTGCAATGTTTACTGTCTCTGTGTTTACTGTAGTAGTTGTACCAGAGATAGTTAGGTTGCCGCCTACTACAACATTTCCTGTAGTAGTCAGGCTTGCCATAGTATTGGCACCTGTAGATGTTACGTTACCTGTGATATTGCCTGTAACATTACCAGTCAAATTGCCTGTTACGTTACCTGTAATACCAGCAGGGGCAGATACAGCACCAGTAAGTGTACTTGCACCTGTGACAGCTAGAGTGCCGCCTACAGTAGTATTGCCAGTTACACCTAGTGTGCCACCGACAGTAGTATTACCTGCAGCAGCAAGAGTACCTGCTACAGTGGTATTACCTGTTGTTGCAGCTACAGTGAACTTGTTTGTATTGATATCAAAGTTACCATCAATGCCAGCGTTACCTGTTACGTTCAGACCGCTTGAGCCATTGATGTTGCCTGTTACAGCTAGAACACCTGCAACGTTTGTGTTACCTGACTGTGAGTCTACAGTAAACTTGTTTGTAGCTACATCAAAGTTACCGTCTACGCCTGTAGTACCAGTCACATTCAAAGCACCACCAAGGTTGGTTGTACCTGTAACACCTAGTGTGCTAGACAGAGTAGTAGCACCAGTAACGCCAAGCGTACCAGCTACTGCTGTATTACCTGTAGTGGCATTAACAGTGAACTTATTGGTATTAATATCAAAGTTACCATCAATACCAGTAGCACCAGTTACAGCTAGTGTACCTGCTATAGCAGTGTTACCTGTGCTAGACGCTACAGTGAACTTATTAGTGTTGATATCAAAGTTACCATCAATACCTGTAGCACCAGTTACATTAAGATTGTTACTAAGAGTAGTAACACCAGTAACACCTAGTGTACCGCTTACAGTAGCATTCTCGTCTACAGAGAGTGTGTCTGTATTAACTAAGCCATCAAAGTACGCATTCTTGTATTGTACTTCTGCAGAGCCTAGATCAAGAGTGTTTGTACTCTTCGGCATTACAGCACCAGAAGACACAATAAGATCTTGTACTGGTCCTACCTTGGTAATAGGCGCACCTTCACCAGATGTACCGTCATGTGTGTGTCCAGATGTACTATTAAAAGCACCTTCAATAGAGTTATACTCTGCATCAAAGTCATCAGCATCAATAACATTACCGTTAGCGATATTGTTTGCTGTATCCTGACGTGTATATCCAGCCATGTTAAATCCTTACTGTCTATCGTTTTGTCTGAACTCTAGTATAGCTGTGTCCAGAGTAAATCTTGGGTTAGTGGAACTGTCTTCCATACGTATAGCTACTGTCTTGCCTGATCCAATAACGTTTGAGTTATATACTTTATCTAACTCACCACCAAATGTAGCAGTACCAAATACAGATGCAGTACCACCATAAAAGAATACAGAGTTACCCGCACTTGATACCGTAAATGTGTTAGGCTGTATAATACCTGTATTGGTAGATGCATCAAAGTCATATTTAAAGTTAACATCTAACTCCATAGGACCACTAGGATCTGCATATAAAGTCATCTTATAGAATGTCTTACGTGTTTGCGGATCTGTAATAGGCATATATGGAGACTCATAGATAGCCTCAATAATGTCGCCATCAAAGTCACTGCCTGTATCTAGCTCATATACGTAGCCATCTTCATTAGCAAATATTACTGTTTCAGTATACGAAGATGTGTACTTACTGTCTGTGCAATATGCTTTAATACCTTTAGTAGTAGCCCAAGCAAAGCCACCAGCACCTTGAGATACAAACTTAGTAGTAAGTAATCCTTTAGAAACACTTGCTTGTTCAGATGGAACATAAGAAAATACACGGTACTGTGCTTTCTCACGTATAACCAAAGAACAAAAGTGTGCGCCTGTAGAAAGTAATTCAAAAGCATCTTTAGCAATAGGATCAGATGCAATGTCCAAACCAAAGTCACCGATACGATCCGTAGCACTCAGTAGTCGTATACCATCAGGTGCAGCATACATAATGTCACCACCGACCTCTTGGATAGTACCTCCGCTAATACAGCCGATACGATCTGTAATAGGTTGCAATGTAATGTCTGAGATTGTAGAACCTGTTAGGCGTTTAATACTGTTACGACAAAAAATAATTAACTGATCACGGAAAACAGCTAGACCTGTAATGGTGTTGCCTACATTGATAACACCACCACCATTAGCAGGACTAAAGTCATCGTATGTAGATGGAGCAGTAAAGTACAAGCTATTGTCTTTGGCATAGAAGGTAGTTGTTTTGTACACAGCTACATATTCTGCACCTAGTACATCTGCAGATGAAGTAATGGAGGTGGCTGTATTAGTTGTATCATCAAAGACTACAGGATAGTTTACACTATCTACCATTAATACTTTATTGCCACCCCCAAAGTTTAACTCTTCAAATCTAACTAGGCTTCCGTTAGCAGCCATAGTTAAGACAGGAGTCCAGCCACTACCTGCGCTATGATATACTACACTTGATGTATTGTTACTTCTTATAGCTACAACTTCACCGTCACTTACTACTTTAACGCCTAGCACTGGACCAGATCCTGGTACAACATTAGGCTCCCACTTCGTGTAGCCTTGTATTTTGGTATAACCACCAGCTTTGTCAGGCTCAAAGTTCTGCAATACAGTAGCAGAACCTACAGCATTAGTACCGTGCTGTAGTGGTGATAGGTTAGATATCAAACCACCCTTAAACTCAATAGGAAATGTCTGCCACTGTGTTGCCATTAGAAATAAACTCTTGTATCACGTAGATACTCTGTACGGTTAATATGAAGACTACGTAACTGTTTAATACCTTGCTCAAACTTATCAAAGGCTAACTGTGCTGCTTGCATGTCACCACGGAATTGGTAAACATTGTACATAGCACCATCAATAATAACATAACGATATTGTTCTGGTAGGCTTGGTACGTCGCTGTAAAGCTCTAAATCATAACCATTACGATAGTATTCATATACTACTTCATATGCTTTGTCTGGTTTTGGATAAAAGATAAGCTCACGGCTAGGGGTGCGTACTACATGTGTTGGTACTGTATTACTAGAGTTATACTCAGAATCGGCATACTTGTCAAGATATTCTTCGTAAGATAGTACTTTTAACTTAACTGTTTCAATATTTAAGGTGCTATTACGCTTAATACGAAATGTATTCATGTTAATTGTCTTACAATCGTAAGGCATACTATAACGTGCAACACCTGCTACAAGTATCTCAGACTCTTCAACATGGTTCCAAGGCCACTCAAACTCTTCCTGTTGGATGTGACGAATAGCTTGATTAACAGAATCTTTAGCAAAGCTGTAATAGCCTGTAGCTCCAGCAAAGTTACCAGCAGTAAGTTCTACCTCATTCAAGCGGCGGTTAACGTCATTAACCAGTCCTAGATAATTATAGGCCATTATTATTTCTCCTTAACACGCAGGAAGATAGAGCGTTCATACTGCAAACCTTCATTTGTGTTGACTCTGCATGTAACATTATAACGCACATTGTTTGTACCTAAACTAAACCGTGCTGTAGCTACAGTAGTAGTATTTGTACCAGTAACAAACTGCAAACCATTCACAACGCTAGAGTCTGCCACCTCTGTCTTAACACCGTCTGCATCATCTACATACCATGTAACAGCAGATATAATATCATCACCAAGAAAACGTGACCAGTCTACGCTATAGTCAAGCATCTCATCTTTATCTTTATCAGGCCACTTATATGACATGGTTATTCCTTATGCTGCAATATTGACAGTATAACTACCGCCTGTCTTTTCTATGTAAACGGTTCGATTTTCAGGATTAATTTGTACTGTTCTGTTTTCATCATAGGATACTAAGTACAGAGTCCTATTTCTATCGTAACTGTCTGTGAATGGTGTAAAGTCAAACCTTACTGCTGTAGGATCTTCTAAGTTTTGGCTTAGAATTAAGCTATCTAAAGTACTAAAGTTTGCTGTGGCTTGTGCGTCTACATCATAGAAATTATTTATAGATACATTAGCAATTACAGTACTTGTAGTTATATTCGCTTTTGCATTATAGTCAACTTCTGATACTTCTAAGTTGGCATCTACAAAACTGATAAACGTAGTTGCTTTTGCGTCAAAGTCTACATCAACGTTACCTACCGCAACAGCAGGTGACATGAATGCTCTGGCTTGTGCATCTTCGTCTGCAAAGTCTGTGAGGTATATTGTCAGGTATGCAGAGGTGGAAGACAGTGTTGTATTAGCTTGGGCATCTACATCAGCCAAATTGTAAGCAAGGATGTTAGACGTAACGGACCCTAGTGTAAGGTTTGCTTTAGCGTCATAGCTTAGTGTATCAGCACTAAAAGTAGCAACCACTGCGCTGGGCGATGTAGTAGCCTGTGCATCAACGTCAAGTAAATCATTAATAGAAAGACTTGATAGCACAGACACTACATTAGTTGAGGCTTTAGCGTCAAACTCTATTGCAACTGCAGTGCTGGATACTACAGGATTAAGAGTATAGACGGCTTTAGCGTCATACCCAGAAACACCTGCATAGCCCTGAGATGTAACAGAAGCCATAAAAGCTAGGGCTGCTAAAGATGTAACAGACTGTGCAAAAGGTGTTTCAGAGAATGCGGTAAAGCCTAACAATACTTAACCCCCTTATTCTGGCTTTGTTGGCCAAGTGATTTCTGTTGGAAACCCAGACTGACTTGGAATATCCCGAAGGGCTTGGCGATAGTCTTTCTCAGCTTGGGTCATAGTGCGGTCTTGTACAGCCCACCAATCGGTTTCAGATAATTTTACGTTACGAATGGCTCTGTTTTTATTTTCAAGTTCGTCAACAGAAGGACGACCCCATGGATAATCCTTATCCGCCACAGGAATAACACTAATAACTGTCTCTACTCCATCTGTATCAACAGAAATATGGTCAAAGTCTCCATCGCTTCTTTCTTTTAAATAATAATAACCACTCATTTTATACCCCCACACTATATACTTTAACTCTATAGAAACCAAGGTTTCCAGATTGTGCCGAAAAGAAAACCCTACCAACAGGTCCATTAGTAGTTAAGGCCCGTGCGCTATAATTAGCTATACACGAATTTGAAGATGTATCAAACCAAGTACTTGTGCCATAGAGCATAGGTGTATTAAAGGGTAACGAAGTTACTTGAGGAGAATGCACATAACAAGCAGTTATTAATCTTTCACCTGCATATGTTGTGGAATTTACAGACCCCATATCCCAGTAATTTAGCGCCGTAGAAGGACTGTTATTGCTAAAATAAGTGTTTGTCGTGCTATTTGCCATGGTACGATATGCAACGTTAATTGTAGTTCCAGAACTGTTTTGTAGTGCTACACTCATATTAAAGTTAGCTGCTGTTGCCTCTGACAATTCTGCAATGATATAGTGTAGGTTTGCGGCAGAGTTTAGTGCCACCCAAACCCCACTAACATTTTGACCACTCGTGTCCGTGACTAGTTTAAACCCTGGAATGTTGTTCTTTGATGTTTGGTCTAGCCCAGCAATATTATTTAGTACTCTCGTATCATCAATAACCGTTGTATTGTTTACTTTGATAGCCATCTTCGTGTACCTCCACTATTAGCCATTGAGTTTACGTTTTAGATCATCAATCTGAATTTGCTGTTCCTTGATTGCTTCGATCAGCAAACCGACCATGTTGCCATAGGCCACGTTCTTGAAGCCTGTCTCTTCGTTTGTGCGCACGGCCTCTGGCAGAACCTTTTCGACTTCTTGGGCAATTACACCTGTAGCACGTTCCGTAAAGTTAGGCTTCTTGGTGCTTTCATTCTCAGCAAAGGCATCGTTATCCCAATCAAACGTCACGCCACGCAGTGCTTTAACCTTATCAACGGCGTTGTCGATCTTTTCGATGTTCTTTTTATACCGAATGTCTGACGTGCTATTAACGTCACCAGTTACAGTAACGCCAGTGTTGGTGGTCTCAACCTTTGATGCCCCGTTGTAGTACATGCGGGTATAGCTGTTGTGTACGCCGTAGAACAGCCACTCATTATCTACATCATTATAGATGCCTGTCGCTGTGCCGTTGTTGTGCATGAATACCACACGACCACCAATGCTGTAGCCCTCGTAACCACCATGCGCACCGCCGCCAATCTGGATGGAGCCATAGCTGCCACTCACAGGCTGGAAGTAGCCATTGCCTGTGTCACCTAAGCGCACACCTGTTGTGTTAATTGTGACTTCGGCAGAACCCCCTGTGGCTAGGGTAATAGTGTCTGTGCCAAAGCCTATATAAGTGTCAGTGTCACCTGTGTGGGCGATGTAGTCTGGAACAGATATGCCGCCGCTTATTGTCTCAAGCACTTGGGCGCTATCATAATACAAACGCACATAAGGTGTAGTCGTGTCGTTGTGCATGGAAATTAGGTTGTGGTTGACCCCACCTGTGCCTTCGCCTTGCCAATAGAAACTACCTGCCGCATGTAAGTAGTTGCGGAAGTATGTATTTGTTCCGTCATGCCACATTTGGAAATCTTCGCCAGTGCCCAGACGTATGGCTTGGTTGTCACTCCAAGTGGTTGTTGCGCTAACGGTGTCATTAGCATCACTACGCAAGAAGCTACCACTATCAATGCCATCCAACGTGTCAGCATCTAAGCCAGAGCCAGAGCCGTCATTGCCAGCATCCCAAACTTTATTGTTATTTCTACGAAGTTCTGCTGCATTCCCAAAATTCATGATGTTGTCATTGGCATCATCAATAGCGTAAAGAGTGACGTTATTTGTTCCAGTAAAGACAATACCTTCGCCAGGGTCATTAATGGTGATTTGGTTAACACCAGTAATGTCAGAATTGCTCATATTAATATTGTTAGCGCCCATGTTAAGAGCGCCAGTTAATGTACCACCAGACAGGTTCAACTTCCCATCCAATGCAGTCTGCAAGCCATCGACGTTAGAGATAACGTGATTGTGACTATCATCAGCCACCGTCACACTTAGTGTAGCATTAGCAGAGCCATCCCAAGAGACAGAACCAGATGCGTCACCTGAGAGTGACAGCGTTCTAGCGGTAGTCCATTTGTCAGCGTTAGGGTGGTAGCCATCGTGGAATATGTTTTGGTTAGTACCAGTTGCACCTACACGATAATGCAACACCCCTGCATCAGTAAAACCCATACGACCCAGTTCACCAACAGCATTGGTGTACTTGATTGTAGAGTAGTACGCACCATCACTACGGTTAATAGTAAGTTGATCTGCATAACCACCAGAAGCAAGTGTAAGGGTGCCAGTCATAGTATCGCCAGAGGCATTCACAAAGCGACTATCAGCTTCTGTCTCAGTATAGTAACGACCGTCTAAGTCAAACGATGCAAGACCTGTTACATGCCCATATGTATCAAGAGTAATATCTTGAATGACTGTGCCATTAGAGTTGTTCACAGATGCTTGGCTAGAGGTGTCAGCATGTGAGATAGTCACATCACCAGTACCACCACCAGTAAGACCAGATCCTGCTGTAATAGTCTGGTCAGCAGTAGCGTTAGTCTCACCAGTATAGCCAAGATCTGCTAGGGTCATATTACGTGTAGCTAGTGCTGTGACGTGACCATATGTGTCTAGATCTACATCACTTACTACAGCAGCACCTGTAAGCGCTGTAAGGCTTGCTTGAGTCGATGTATCAGCATGACTAATGGTGCGGTTAACACCGATGCTACCGCCACCTGTAAGGCCACCACCTGCGCTGATAGTGGTAGTGTCATCTGCTTTGGCATCTAGTGCAGCTTGTAGTCCATCTACGTTAGAGATAACGTGTGCGTGAGAGTCGTCACCTACAGTAGCTGTAATGTTGATGTTGGCAGAACCATCAAAGGTAGCACTACCTGTTACGTCACCTGATAGCTGAATAGTACGTGCTGTGGCTAGTTTAGTGGCTGTACCAGCATTGCCCGTCACGTTACCCGTTACGTTGCCTGTTACGTTACCAATGATAGCCGCTGTTACTTGGTTAAATGTAACGTTAGCTGTAGTACCTACATCCTGCCCAATAGAGAATGTAGTTCCAGAAAGTGTAATACCTGTCCCAGCACTATAGACTGCTGTTTCAGCAATAACCGTAAAGTTAATGGGCGTAGTACCGAATACAATAGTACCACTTGTATTCATTACGTAAAGTTCACCAGC